GCGACACAGAGCAGATTGAAACAACAGATCAAGAAACAGTTTGAACACTACCTTGATCCTGGCATGGTTAAAAAATTACAAAAGGATCCCAGCCTACTTAAACTGGGAGGCGAGACAAAGAACATGACTTTCTTGTTCTGTGACATCAGGGGCTTCACACCTATCAGTGAGAAGTACAAAGGCAATCCAGCAGGACTCACAAAACTTATTAATAGATTCTTGACACGCATGACAGATGTTATAATCTCAAATGGTGGAACAATAGACAAGTTTATGGGTGACTGTATTATGGCATTCTGGAACGCACCTATTGAAAATAAAAAACACAGAGAACTAGCAGTTAAAAGTTCTTTGGAAATGACTGTGGCATTGGCAGAATTGAATATGCATCTACAAGCAGAAGGACTTCCACAGATCAACATAGGAATAGGAATCAACACAGGCGATGCATTGGTGGGTAACATGGGATCGGAACAGAGATTTGATTACTCTGTGATTGGCGATGCAGTTAATCTAGCAAGTAGATTAGAGAGCTCATCTAAAACATTAGGCAAAACCATAGTGATAGGTGAGAACACAAGACACACAATAGAAACAGTTTACCCGTTTGAGTACATTGACAGCATCACAGTCAAAGGTAAGACTGAAAATATAAAAGTTTATACTATTCCTTTATAGAATCTTTATCTATTTCTTTTACAGCAACAACTTCTTTGGGTTCATATGTTTCGTCCCAGCAACAGTCATCTCGGGAAACACACGTGCTCTCTACATATACTTTTTTGCTCTTCTTTTGATCTTCGTACATTGTATTCTCCTTTTGTAAAATAATACTTGTAAATTTACTTATAGTAAACTTATAGTAAATTTCGTCGAAAATCAATGTCTAAGGTGTAAATTGTGTTGAATGTTTGTAAATTTAAATTTACAAAATTTACAAATAGTAAATTATTTTTTCTTTTCTCTAGCAGTTTTGACTTTGGTCTGTAATCTTATTAAATCGTTGTCAAGCAACCTTATCCTATCTATGAGTTTGATTAGTGTTGCTGACGTAGAACTCAACTTGGGTGTGATTTCTGTTGTAATAAACTTCCACAGGAAGTAAATGAAGTATGCTAGAAAGAATACAGCAACAATAGGAAATCCGTAATCGTTTATGAGTGTAACTATGTCCATTAGTCTTTCCTCGCATCTGTCTTGCCGTCTGCTCTAGCCACCCTGTCTGTGTCTATTGGCAATCCTAGTTGTTCGGAAACTTCTTGGTCTATTTTAAGTATGTCGTTGTTCATGGTCTTCACCCTGTTGTCCAGTTGTGAGATCACACTCTCAATGAACTTGATGGAGTTTACTATGCCATTCAGGATGTATTTTATAATGAACAGTATGAACACACCCATTCCCACCGTGGCGGCAATTGGTAATCCTAGCTCTGCTACTAATTGAAAGAACTGTGTCATTATGTGTGTATTTATAGGCAGTTGTACACTAGGAATTAAAAGATTGACAACCAAAAATACACCTGCTATACTGTGACTGCACAGTTTAATATTAGGATTTAATCGGTAAATACTAAAAAGTAGGCTAGAACTATGAAAAAACATACCAGAAGCATATTAGACGAATTAAGAAACATTGGCAGAATTAACAATGTTGAAGCCTTTATTGAGACCACAGGCTCAAATATCATCGAAAGTGCAGTGAATCTGCTCAATACTATAAAAGAAAATTATCCAGAGGACACAGCACAAGAACTGGAGAGAAGATTTTTAAACAGTATTCGTAACAAAGAAGCCAAAAAGTTTCAAGTTGGTGTGAAGAAGATAATTGAAAGTAAAAAATTAGATGACAATTCTTAAAGAAGGCGGCAACATATTCAAAGACCCCAACGGAGAACTAGCCACTCAGAGAATTAATCAAGCAGATGTGGCTCCCACACTTGCCTGGTTGGAAAAAATCACAGGATTAGACCTACAAAGTAATATGTTGGGCACCACAGGCAAAGCACCCACATCAGGTGACTTAGATGTAGCAGTGGATCAAAGCAAAATTTCAAAAGATCAGTTGGCAGACACATTAACACAATGGGCTATAAAGAACAAACAAGATCCTAAACTGTGGGTAAAGAAGAGTGGCATCAGTGTTCATTTTAAAACTCCTATCAGAGGCAGTGCAAAGAATGGATATGTCCAATCAGATTTAATGTTTGGAGATCCAGACTGGATGCGTTGGAGTCTTCAAGGTGGACAACCTGGCTCACCATACAAGGGTGCAGACAGACACGTGATGATGGCATCAATTGCCAAACCACTTGGATTCAAATGGAGTCACAAAGCAGGATTATTAAACAGAGACACAAATGAACCCATCACTAAAGATCCCAGCAAGATTGCTGAACTGTTGTTAGGCAAAGGTGCAACTGCAAATGATTTAAACACAGTGGAATCTATTCATGCAAAAATAAAAAATAGATCAGATTATGATACGTTGGTTGCTGATGTAAAAGATTCATTTGCTAAAATGGGTAAGACATTGCCAGAAAGTATCAAAGACCCAATTGGTTGGTACAGAACATTATTAAACAAAATTAAAATATGAGACTAGTAGAATTTAAAGAAGTTGACAAAAAGAATGTCGCTCTCAAAGAATCAAGAATTCAACATGCAGAAGATTTAATTTTCTGGGAAGGTTCTAGAGGAGCCATAAGAGCAATTGAACAATTACAATCATTAAGCAAAAGCACACAGTCACTCACAATTAAATGGGACGGTTCACCTGCTGTGGTGTTTGGCAGAAATCCTAATGGAGAATTTATTTTTACAGACAAGTCAGGCTTTGTGGCAAAAGGTTATGACGGTAGAGCAACTAACTCAGCAGACTTAAAAAGTGCTATTGTGGGAAGAGGAAAAGATCCTACAAAAAAGAAAGCACAGGCACAGTATGCTTCTAAAATGGCATCAGTGTTTGATACTGTGCAACAAGCAGTGCCTGAAAACGTTCAAGGATATTTTGTTGGAGACATGTTGTATTTTCAAACTCCTAAAAAAGCAGGCGACAAATTTATATTCAAACCCAATGTGGTTCAGTATGCAGTGGATGTTAACAGCGAGATAGGACAACAGATTGCCAACAGCAATGTGGGTGTTGTTGTGCACCACAAAATGACTGAAGACGGTAAAGTATTACCTATTAATGATTTAGATATGATTCAAGGCAGTGTGTTGGCAATACCACCTACCACACTCAATAAGAAAGATCCAATACAAGTAAAAGGGTTGGATCAATTAAAATCACTAGTCTCCAACAGTGGAGCAGAAATAGACAAATTGTTGAACAAGAACAAGATAGCAGAAATGAAACTGACTGATCTACCCAACATTTTATACACCTACACCAACAGCAAAGTGGACACAGGATTAAACAGATTGGGTGAAGACTTTTTGAGATGGTTGGCGGCAAGTGCTGTGAGTCAACCCAAAAGAATTAAAATTAAAGAATATGTAACAGCAAACATACAAGCATTCAGCAAACTGTGGATTTTGGTTGGCGGAATAATGAAAGTCAAAGATTCAATCATCAATCAGTTGGATCAAGCACAAGGCGACATAACAGCAACAATCAACGGCAAACCAGGTGGTGAAGGCTATGTTTTAGGCTCTCCAGAGGGTAATATTAAATTAGTGAAACGTTCTGGCTTCACGAAAGCCAACAGAGCGATAAATAGATAGGGAGAACAAAATGAAAGCAAAAGAATTTATTAGAGAATTTAGAGACATAGATCCAGCAGATGATCCAAATGCAGGTATGGATCAAGAGTTCAAACAGGATCCTATATTTCATCAATTGGGTAAAATATTAGACAGCAGAGGCAATCCAAATCCGTTAGACACAGTGATAACAGATGATGGTAAAAAATTTAAAGTAACATTTAAACAAGCCACAGTGTTGAGAAGACTGTTAACTGCACCTAGTGTTAAACCTAATATTAAAGCAAGGTTTACAAAAGATCTTCAACAAAGTCAAACACTTGAAAAGTATTTACAAGCAGATGACATGGTAGAGTTGTTTATTTCTACATATAATCCAGAAAAAACAGAACCTAGTCCATACACCAAATACGAAAACTAAGACAGAGGATTTGTCCGTTTCAATTATGACGACAAAACTATCAACACACACTGACACTTCACTGGACTTTCTAAGTTCACTGTTTGAAGCACGTATGACTCGTGACTCAAAGGATCATAAAGTTCTTACCTACACAGATTGTGCTGAAAGATTGTATATCACACTGTTGATACTGCAACTGTTGAATCAATATCCCACATACAGACAACTGGCTTCCAAGTATTCCAGAGACACAAAACATTCAAACTACGATAGATTCAGAATGTATTCCACAGACCTATACAACTTTGTGTATTTTGTGACAGGTGACGAAGAAGCAATGAACAAATTAAAAAATCCAGACAGTGCCAAAGCAATGAGAAAGAAAAGCAGATTCCCCACAATGGCATTCAATAGATATTTGTCAGCATTACAACAAGGATTGATAGCACCCAGCATCATGCAGGTGTTTTTAAATATTGAATCAGGACTCAACATACAAAACACAGACTACAAGTCAATCAGAAGAAGTCTATTTCAATTCAGCACACTGTCTACACGTGACAAACAAAATCTAGTCACAAGACTGCTTCATGCCGCCAGAGCCAAATTGAGAAGTTCAGACAGCATAGAGCATTTGGAAAAATTAGCCTCAGACAGAAATCTTGAAACAGGCAGAGTGAACGATGCTGAACCAAAAGTGAGTGTGCCAGATGTGAGTACTCAAGGCAAAGACCTTGCACTGTACAGATACATCATGGGTGGCAAAAATCTTGTGGCAGTGAAACGTTTTATAGATTCAGCACTGTCAGGCAAATCAATACCTTCTGCGATTGTGCAGGCATATCTACCAGCAAT